ATTCCATTTACATCAAAATATTGACGAGAAAAACTACCTGAGAACTCTAGTACATTTCTGTTTTCTTCTAAATAAACAGAAGCGTTTCCAGAATACATATAAACACCCTCTGCAAACTCCCAAGTTGAATTTCCTCCTGCAGAAATCTCTACTTTTCCTATATTATTATTTACAATATCGTTCCCTGTCTTAGTCCAATAGTTATCAGCCTGTGGTATATTAAGTGTGTTGCTAATCAATGTAGCTGCACCAGAACCTGTTGTTGTAAGGGTTATCTTTTCCTGTGTTACTAGTGGATCAATTGATATTACATTTGAAACAGCCTCTTGTAATCCATAACCAGCTGTTACTGCTTGTGCAGCATTGAACTGAATATAATTGATTGGTGTTATCCCAATGTCTATTGTGCCTTGTGTGTTACATATAAATCCAAACCCGCCATTTGTGTCTCCAGACAACACAAGCGTGTAGTCTCCATAGTGTATCTCTCCTGGAGGACTGTTGTCAGCATCTGATGATCTTGTTAACTGATACACAGTTACACTGTCACCTACTGTAGTTAGATCATATACACCATTTTGAATAGGATCTGCTTGTTGCCATACTAATATTCTCTGTAAATATGTAGGTGTCTCTCCATCTATTGATAATACTCCAACTGATGGTCCTGTTAGTGTAGCTCCTACACCAGCAATTCCATTATCATATGTAGCTACTAATGACACATCTGTTGCTACTACTACAGGTGGGTGAAAATTAATTCCAGAAACTATGTTATCTACATACTGTTTTGTTGCTGCTTGTAAAGCAGTTGATGGATCTTGGTTTAATATTAAATCTCCAAGCATTGTGTCACCAGCTTTATTAACTGGGACATATCCTAAAGGTGCAGGTATATCTGACACATGAGCAAATGGATCTACGTTTAAATTTGTAAATTCATCTAGATCATAATCAGATGGATTAAATGCTGGAATATCTAATGCTGTAATGAATGGATTTATTCCATCTTCACCATCATTAATCAACTGAGATGTTTCTGTAACTCCTGTTGGTAAATCACCTATAGGTAACACTGTACCGTCATCCAATAATAAATTAGTACCATCTCCACCAATCTTTACAAATGAATCTGCAATAATTGGTAGAGTGGTATAATTACCCATCTCTGTTACTCTCTGTAATGTAGGAACAGCATAGATAGCATCTAGCTTTTCTATAACTGATGTTAATACATTGTAAGTATTAATTCCTGAGTTTGGAAGATTGGGACCAGCATAGTAAACATCATCTGTAGAGATACAAGGATCACTACAGTCGCAAGCTTTTCTTTGTGGAATAGGTGGGTAAGACATATATTATTATGCTGGAATATAGATGAGATAGTAAACTGCAAGTCCTGGTTGAACATTAGAATGAGCTTCGTTCTGTCCTTGTGGTAATATTGTTAATGTTGTTGTAGCTGTTAAATTTACAGATGTAGTAGCTAACGTAGATGTTGCCCAAGTGGTAACTTCTCTTTCACTATTTGAAAACTGTGCTCTATTATTAGTAGTTCTAGTATCATAGTTATGACTATGTGGATTAGGAGAAATAATAGTAGTAGCTGTAGAACCAGTATGATTATGTGCTGGTATTTGTGGTAAACTTAATTGAATTGTATTAGTTCCTTGTACTTCTGTACCTGGATCTTTATAACCATATGTAAGATTACCTGGATTAGCAGGATTTGTTTGTGCAGGCCAGGTTGCTGTTGCCATATCTGTAGCACCTACAGCAACTCTTCCTCTTAAATCTGGAACTCCTGGATTTCCTCCATTACATAAATATACATTAAGCCAATATCCATATCCTGCACCTGTACTATTAAATCCATCTGATACAGTTGGATATCCAGATGCTGGTCCATAATAAGGAATAACACTATAAGGAAGCATTTTAGAACTAGCTAAAGCTGTTCCAATGTTATCATTTAAACATTCATCAACTAATGTACAGATTTCTGATTTTAGTGCATATGATGATAGTTGACTAATTACAAATGTTAAACTAGCATCAACACTACAAAGCTTTGTTATTGTAGCTTGTACAATAGCATGTGTATCAGATGAAGCTGTAACGCCTGTTAAACATCCGATTGTATAATCAGCGTTTAATACAGCAAGTGTAGCATTAATAGCATCTACTTGATCTTGTATATCACATGCAGCTTCTATTAGAGCTTTTGATATATCTGCAATAGATAGCTCTCCACACGTAGGAAGATATTTCTGTACCACTGTACATACATCTATGCTACTAAGATCTATTTTTATTCCAGATCCATTTAATGCAGAAACAAGAAATGTAGTTAGAGATTGTTCAATCACTGATAAAGGATCACCAGTGCTAATTCCTAATTCAGGAACATCTATTCCTGTATATCTGATGCATTGATCTGAAATAGTTTCAGTGCATCCATTAAAACAATTATTACAATTGGACATATTATATTTATTTTATAGTGTTGTTGTTGTTGTTGTTGTAGGACAAGTTACTGCCTCACATGTATCTTCTTGACTTGAATCTAATATATTTTCTACAGGATCTCCAGCTGAACATTCAATATATGACTCAATGTACATTTTAAAATTTCCATAAACATACCATTTACCTACAGTAAGAGGTTCTGAATTAACCACTGATCCTCCTCCTGTTTGAATACAATCATTACAATTGTATAAAGATATACTATATGCCCAACTAATGCAATTTACAGTGGTAGTGCTAGTAGTAGTGGATGTACTAGTGCTTGTACTTGTACTTGTACTTGTTGATGTACTACTTGATGTTGTTGTAGTGGTTAGTGGGGGACAAGTGGTTGATGTTGATGTTGTAGATGTTGTAGGGATTGGTGTAAAGATGGGTCTGATGTCACAGCCTAATGTTAATCTTATCACCTTACTTACAATCTTATCCATACAGAAATCACTTAGGTAATCTGGGTTACATTGTTTGTATGTAAGAATCCTTTTATACGCCAAAAGTTGAATCATTGCTCCAGCAGGAACAACTTGATTCAACATAAATACAACATTGTTATATAGACCATTAGCATATTCTGCTAACTTACAATCTATCTTTTTTAATAAATTAGGAATGTCCGCACATTCAGGACAGTTAGTTAATCTAGGTGTTAACATATTTATTATTTTTTAGCTGCGCATGTAGCACATAGTCCATTTTTTAATTGACATCCACATCCCACATTAGCTCCACATGAATTACATTGTGCCATGATTAATTGAAATTAATTTGATAGTTGTTACCTGAACAACCACAGTTAGATTTTAAAAAAGTATTTAACATATTATCTGCTTGATTATACAATCTATTTGCTTCATACTCTGCACAGTTATTACCTGCAGCAATTGCTCCTTGTATGAAAAAGTTGATTGTGTTTAATGTAACGGTAGATTGTGTTTTAATTGCTCTATCGCATTCCATTAAATCTAATTGAAGAAAAGCTCTGTCAAACTTCTCTTGTATTTTCTCTGTACGCATTATTGTTCTTTCTACAAAGTTTAAGTATGCTGGTGCCACAGAGTAACGTAATCTATAAATTCCATCAGGTAGAGGTTGATCCACACCAACTTCAGTAATGCCAAGATTGCCAGAGTTATATATATTAAATGAATTTATATCAAATGGTAATGTTGTATCACCAAATCCAGGAACAGTTATCCTAATACTTGGACTACTAATAGGTGGTGAATCAGGATAGGTTGAAGCGTCCATTACGCCAAGTGATAATGTACTATATGTAGGTACTACAATTATATCTAATTTTAAATCTGCCATGAGTTTGTGTTTGAAGGTTAATAAAAAGGGGAGAGAGTGTTTTACTCATCTCCCCTTGATACTAGGAATTTATTATTCTCTACTTATCCTTAAGGAATGTTAGTAGATGAAGTGGTTGTTGTTGAAGGCGCAGCAGTTGATGTAGTAGTGGTTGTAATTACACAATCATTATCATCTGCAACAGGTCCTAAAGCAGCTACTAAGATATCTTCAAAGTCTTGAGTAAGATCAGAACCACCTTGAGGGATAGCAATGATTACTGTAGAATCTTCCATGATATAATCACCCCATTGGTAAGCAGATTTATCATACTCATTGAATTTGATATAGTAGCTATTATAAGTAGCACCTGCAGCAACATAAGACTCAAAGTTCTCATTGTAACCGTTCATTCTGTAAAGGTGTTTCAAGTAACCAGCTTGGTAGCTATAGAAGTTTTTCTCCAATTGGATGAATTCTGCAGCTTGTCCTGAAGCATAAGAAGAACGTTGTGTGATAACAGAGTTAGCAACAATGTTACAGTTGTCAGCAACAATAAAGTCAGCAGTAGTAGCTGGACCAGCATATACAAAAGTTCTGAAAGTCATTCTGTCATATTCAAAAGGGAACGCAGCAATATCACATGGTTGTCCATATGCTGTTAAAGGTTTTCCTGTAATACGTAGAGTAGTTCCACCAAAATTTTCAAATGTGTAGAATTTGTTCAAGCTAATGTTGTCAGGATTGATACCAGGAGCTTGTGCAGTTAATTTTGCAATCAACTGGTTGATCAATTCGTTAGGATCAATATCAGTACATGGATCATCACCACAATCACAACAAGGTGCTTGAATAGTTACTGAACGTGTAAATCCGTTGAAATAAAGAGTTCTAAGGTAAGAACTATCAGCACGAAGTGTAAGTGTGATTACATCACCACATTGTGCAGAGAAGTTAGTTACATCAGTAATTTGGTTTGCCGCAGTTGGACATCCTATTACTTTGTACCATTCAGTTACATTACTTCCTGTACCAGCATTGTTTTTACCTGATATTTTATCAGATCTTTTAGAACCTTGAAGGTAAGTGTTTTCTCTTCCTTGTGCAATGTAGAAATAAGGAGAAGCAGCAATTGTACCTGAAGTAACAGGAACGTAATTACTGTTAAAAATGCCCACAGTACCTGCAGTCAGGTCTTGTGTTGAACTCGAACCAGAGCTAGGGATCGTTGCTTGCCCTACTGGAACCACAAATAATGTGGTTAATGAAAAATCAGCCATTGTTTATTTATTTAAATTAATAGTTTATTCGTTTGTTTGTATTCTGAACTGTGCACTTTGTACTGCAGCAGAGTTTTCAGTATACATTGCTAAATTCTGAACTGTAAGATCTAGAAGTTCATCTTCTAAGTATGTTTCTAATTCACAATCTTCATTAAATGATGGATTACCATCTAACATTATATATCCTGTTTTATTTATATATTTAGGATATCTCATGTACATTATGTATATATCACTTGGTGTAAATGTACCATCTGTAAATACACTTATCTCATCAGAAGAAAGCCAGTTGAAAGTTTCTTGATATTCAAAAGAAGGCTTATAATGTGTGTTGTTTACTATAAATTGTAAATCACCATGTTTAGCAAGATCTCTGTTAATCCATATCTTTCTATCCTTACATCTCCCTTTGTCTGCTAATATATATGAATCTACATAAAACATATATTCAGGCTGCAGTGTATGTATTTTAGCTGACCATCTATTTAATATTGGATCTGCTAAGGTTAAAGGTAAGACGCCATCATTGTAAGCAACTACTAATGATTGTAGATCTTCATAACGCTTTTTAAAAGCATCCATTCCTAATCCACTAACAACACTTATACCATCAACCTTTTGTTTTATCAACTTAATCTGAGCCTCATTCAAAGCTAAGATCTTGTCTTCTAATTGAATCTGTTGGTGCTCATTAGTTGATAGTTTATTTAGTCTTTGATCTACTTTATATAATAAACTATCTACTGGGATCATATGCTTTTATATTTTTAAAACTAGCTCCTTAAATAGCAGCTAGTTTTTTAGTTTTTAATTTACCTTCTAATATCAACAACTCATCTTGGTTATCGTCATCAGCTAAGAATCTAACTAAGTCATCTTCATCTTTTGCCACTTCATATTCACCTTCATATATCTTACCATTAGGTTTGATTCTATACACTGAATGTGCTGTTGCTTGTTTAACTAAATCTTTAATATGGAGTAAGTCATCTTTCATTGTAGCAAATCTATTAAACACTTCAACTGGATTTAATCCTGAATACTTACCATTCTTAAATTCTGTTTGTTTTAATACGTTATCTACTAAGTTGTACACAACCTCTTCTTTTGTTTCTTCTGTCACTGGAAGACCTAAAAGTCTTGCAACTTTTTTCTTCTTATCAGGAGTTAATGAATCAAACAATACAATTGCTTTATTAATCAATTGTTTTTTCTTGTATACCACTGCATTCTCAATCTCATCATCAACAATATAGAATTGTGTATCTGCTGGATACTCACCTCTTTCCCAAGCTTGGTGGCTTGATGCAATCGTTGGATGTACTCTCAACCATGAAAAAGCTATTTCTTGAAAAGGAACTGCTAGATCAAAATAGTTATCACCATCCATTAATTTAACAGATTGTACGTGAGTCTGGTCATCTGCTGAAGTTGAAAGTCCATAGTTCCAAAACTTAGAACGTGGACCAAGATCAATATCACCTAATTCAGCTTCAAGTTTAGCTTTTAACTTAGTAACTCTTTCAATTTCTAATTCTTTCTCAACTGGATCTTGAATTCGTCTGATATATGAAGCTTCTGGATCTAATCCTGTTCTGTACTTACCATCTAATTCTTTGTAAGGATATTTGAATACACCTGTTCCAGGGATTCTTGTCATTCCTTTTTGTGCTAGCCCACTGTCCATTGTCTGCAATTGCGAACTGTTATACTCACGTTTGATCGTAGAGATTTTGCCTGTCTTACCCATATGTAGTTAATTTAATTTATTTGGTTTAATTTGTAGAGTGTCCCAATTGAATGGAATGCGACTGTGGACACCACAATCCATCACTCTGTTTGAGAAGCTTCCCCTCTAGGAGGGAGAGGAGGTGAGGGGATTCTTCTCGGAAAAAAGAGACATAAGCTGTTCTATAATGGGAAGCTGTACGCCTACTGTTATTATTAGAATTGTGGGATTTCCTCGATCAACACAGTTCTAGACAAATCTTCGATGAATACATCACATCTGTCTTTCATCCAAATTTCATATCCTGGGAATTTGTTAGCAGAGCTCATACCTTGAGATTTTGCAAATCCTAAGTGATGACGAGTTCCATCAATATAACCCCAAGTCATAGAAGGAGCACCTTTCATACGTACTTCTCTAATGTTGTTCACCATAGATCCATCACCCATTGGAGAAACATCAAACACCATAAATACAGGCGTAGATTTTTTGTTTTGTCCAA